ATTGTATTTACACAGCCTGGAGAAAAGTTTTTTAACCCAGAATTTGGTTCCAGAGTGTCTGAGTCTCTTTTTGAAGTTGTGGATGAGGTGTCTACAATCGCAATTCGAGATGAAATAAGAAGTTCGATTATAAATTACGAACCAAGAGTGAATTTATTGGATGTTTTAGTAAATCCGAATCCGGATGAGAATGAAATGAACGTTACAATAAAGTATGAGATCGTCGGAATTGATATTCCACCGCAACAATTAGACTTTGTGTTACTTCCAACCGGATAAATGTCACTTATAAATTTTACAAATCTTGATTTTAATCAGATAAAGACCACTTTAAGGGATTACATTCAAAGTAATTCGGAATTTACTGATTATGATTTTGAAGGATCAAACCTTTCAACGATTTTAGACGTATTAGCATATAATACTTACATTACTTCTTATAATGCAAACATGATATCGAATGAAGTTTTCATCGATTCAGCAACTTTGCGTGAAAATGTTGTTGCATTAGCAAGAAATATCGGTTATGTGCCACGATCGAAGAAATCTTCAAGAGCAACAGTTAGTTTTTTCGTAGATATTTCATCTGTTTCTCCGACTCCTGCAAATTTAACACTGAAAGCAGGGCCTGTAGCAACTACAGGAGGAAGATTTAACGGACAATCTTTTGTTTTCGGTATTCCCGAAGATAAAACGGTGTCTGTGATTGATGGAATTGCCAGTTTTGATGATATTGAAGTCTATGAAGGGTCATATTTAAGTCAATCATACGTATATTCAACCCGAAACCCATTTCAAAAGTTTATTTTACCAAATGTTGGTATTGATTTAGATAGTTTAGTCGTCACTGTGCGTCCTTCAATCGATTCTTCAGTGTCAACTAAGTACGCAAGACAAGATGAACTCTTTGATAGTGTTACAAAGTCAGTAATAAACAAAAATTCTAAC